CAGCACAGGCACAACCAGCACAGGCACAACCAGCGCCAGCACAACCAGCACAGGCACAACCAGCGGTGGCACAACCAGCGCCAGCACAGGCACAACCAGCGTCATCACAACCGGCACAACCGGCACGACCAGCACAAGCACAACAACGTGCTCAACAACAGTCTCAAGCAACCACAATGCCTCAAATGCCGAGTAAAAATATGGGCCCAGTAGATACAGCATATACAAGATTGCCTAATAATGCAACCTCGGCCACCGGGGGTCAAACAACCACTACTCCTACCGGACAAGTTCATAGAGCTAATCCAAATAATAAAAATATCGCACAACTACCAGCAGTATCTGCCCCGCAACGATTGCCCTACACGAAACAAGCTACAACTGCAACACCGAACTATGGTCAACGACCTACTGGTTATGCAAAACCTACATACAATGTGCCTACTAGCCCAATGCCTCAGGTCACTACTCTGCCGTATACTAATGCCAAAAATACATCTACTAATGTAAATTACAAACCACCAGCGACTGCTGGAACAAACTCTAAACCCGCAATGGCAGAATCATCAAAGGATTTTTCAGCTCTGCTGTTAAATAAAACAAAATGATATTACTAGAAGGCGGCAACGAAGCCGCAGGACTAGGTGGCAATGTATTCAAAGATGATCAAGGTCGCCCACTTACACAACGTATCAATGTAGCTGATGTGCCTGCCACAGTGACCTGGCTGGAAAAGATCACAGGATTGAACCTGCGTGGCAATGAACTAGGCAGTCTCAAGCGTCCCAGAGCCGGAACCACCAGCCTGGGTGACTTGGACCTTGGCATAGATGCCACTGTGATCAACAATGATGCAGTGATGCAGGTGTTGACACGTTGGTGCCAACAGCAAAAAATACCCGCAGCAGAAATACTCAATCGTCCGGCCAACAAAACGAAAAAAGATCCTGGATTTTCGGGTGGCTGGATCAAAAATGCCGGATCACAGATACACTTTAGAACTCCCATCAGTGGCAATGTCGCAAATGGTTTTGTGCAGGCAGATTTCATGTTCATGCCCGATTTGGAATTCAGCAAACAGGTGACAGGCTATGCAGATGGTGAAGACTTCAAAGCCGCAGATCGTGCCATACTTTACAACAGCATAGGCAAGGTCATTCGCACTGCTGACTTTCCCGGGGGAGTTAAATTTGACTGGCGCTCGGGCTTGTCCAATCGTCAAACCAATGATTTAATAACCAATGACTTCAACAACATAGCTGAAATACTGCTGGGACCGGGACACAATAGTAGAGATCTAGCATCAGTAAAGAACACAGTGTCAGCATTGAGAAATGACCCGCAACGTGAAGCAAAATTAAAAGATGCACGTGATAATTTTGCACAGAGAAATTTACAACTGCCCGAAAGTGCTGCCAGTGTTCATCCCACTGAGTGGTTACGTCATTGGAACAATAGATTGCGATGAAAATACGTGAAGTCATCGTTGAATCAATTTCGCCTGCACAGTCTTGTATTGACCAAGTGTACAGTCGATATCCCGAATGGCCCTACGGCCAAGCAGATCGAGTCATGGTGTGGGGGTCAGGCGAAGAACAAACTTTTGCTGCATTCAAACTCAAACCCGGTGCCGATGCCCGCACAGTGGAAATAGACTGGATCATGGCTGGACCCGAACAACGTCAAGGTGTGGGCAGTAGAGCCATACGGGAACTGCAACGACAGGCACAGGAATCCAACATTAGATTGACACTGTATCCCTGGAGCCACGGCAGAATAAGTTCAGCCTCATTGACTAGATTGTATAAAAGACATGGATTCAAGCCCATTGCCCGCGGTGCCAAGCCCATGACATGGGAGCCGATTCAGGAAGGTGGATGGGACTCGATTAAAACACAGGGCACTGTGCTACACCCCAGGATTGTAGCAGTAGCACTCAAGGTGGTGGATCGTTTTGTTGCTGAGTTTAATGCCAAGTATGCTGCACAAGTGGGCCAAATACGTCGTGGACGTCCCACAGGTTCCAGTGCTTACCACGAACAAGACACCATTGAAGATCCAGAAAAAGTCTATGGCGACATTGATTTACAAATGATTGCACCAGAAGCCGCAGGTCAAGGCTATACACAGTTTACAACATATTGGAACAAGTTGGCCGATGACTTCATTAACACAGGATTAAGTTATGTTGAAGTTGGCGAAAAACCAGGACACCCTACATTCCAAATTGGCGCCAATGATTTTGTACAAATAGATTTCATGTGGCACCCGGAACGTTTGGAAAAGTGGGGTGCCGCCCGTGTAACTCCTGAGCGTGGAGTCAAAGGCCTGCTGACCGGCAACATGTTCAGTGTGTTGGGCGAACTACTTGATCTAAGTATTCAACACGCTGGTGTGCAGTTAAAAGTGGTGGACGGGCAACATGTGCCGTTTAGTAAACAAAAAGGCACAGAAGTTGTCACTGTGACCACAGAACCTGCTACTTTTATATTAGATACATTTGTTTATCAAGCAAAACAGTTGGGAATTGACAATCCCAAGATTGACCCAATGCTGAAACAGTTTCCCGGCAATGACATCAACAATGTTAAAATAAGTCGACTGGTGAATGGCGTCAAAGGATTTGCTAAAAGCTGTGAATCAAACGGAATGTTTGGACAAGGCGACTTTGCCAACTTTGCTGATGCACAAGATTTTATCAACCGGTTTTGGCAACGTTACGAAGAAAAAGCACAGATAGATATTGCTGGTAAGAAGCGTGATAAAGCCTCGACACCGGCTGCTGTAGCAAGAGCCAATAGTGATAGAGAAAAAATACAACAAGGACTGGACATGGTCAAAGGATATTTCCAATGATTTTATTAGAATTTATCACCATGTTAGCAGAAGGTACCAGAACACCGCATCCGGAGGATTTTATATTTGCAGGTAGCAAGGCGGCACTGGATGCCATTGCCGGCATGACAGGTGCTGTAAAACAGCCCGAAACTGTTACAATTAAATGGGACGGATCGCCGGCCATTATATTTGGCCGTAGAACCGCGGATGGTCGATTCACAATGAACTACAAAGAGTACATTGGCGAACCAGGCGGACAAGTTACCAGTGCGGAAGAGTTATTAAAGTTTTATCAAGGTCATGGCAAGAACATGGAAGTAGGACAAAAACTAGCATCAGTGTTTAATGCTGTGGGCAGTATATGTCCTGCTGGCTTTGCAGGATTTGTACAAGGTGACCTCATGTGGAGTGAGCCGTTAGAACCTGTGGATGGCAAGTTTGTATTCAAACCAAATCCACATGGTGTTACATACAGTGTTGTTGCTAACAGTCCCATTGGCAAAAACATAGCTGGCCGAAGTGTTGGATTGGCAGTACACAGCTACGGCACTGATATAGAAAAGTCTAAAAGCAGTCCTTTAGTAGGTCGTCAAACGTTGCCAGGACTTGGCGGATTAGCTGGCACCAATCAATACATCACAGTGTTCACAGGCAACATGGGCACTGCCTTTAAGATGAAAGAACCCACCGCAGCAAAAAAAGCCGCTGAACGTGCTGTGGCTAAATTTGTTGCCGCAGGTGGTGATGCATTTTTAAGCAGCTTGACTCAATCCTCAAAAGATCGATTACAACAATACTACAATCGCAAAGCTACTGGACAAGAAGTGGATGGTGCATGGATACAAAGTAAATTGACCCGTCCACAGTTTGAAATAGTAAACGCAGAAGAAAATAAAACTATATTGGAAGATTTACACAAAGTTTACATGGCTGTAACGCAATTAAAACTGGCCATATTGACTCAATTAGATAGTCAAGTACCAGACATCGAGCAATCCGTGGGCGGACAACCCAAAGGCGAAGGATTTAATATAGACACAGCCAGTGGGTTTATAAAACTAGTGGATCGTAGTGCTTTCTCCACAGCAAATGTTCAAGGAAGATTGTAAATTTTTGCTGACAGTCATAAATATTTGCATGTAGCGTAACAGCTCATTAACAACAAGGAGAATTAAAATGGCAGTTTTCACAAGAGTTAACGGCGATTCAGCCGGTTCAAGACAAGTTGACACAGGTCGTGCATTTGCTAATGCAACCATCATCAACACAGGTATCGCAGCACCATTGACAGCATATAAAATCACTACAGGCTTCGGCGGTAACTTAGCAGCTGAATTAGCAGTTGGTGGCGCAGTAGAAACAATTTTACGTCAAGTTGAAGGTAATGCTTCAGTTTTAGCGTATCAAGTTGATACAGCACAACAGTTAAGCGTTTTAGTTGAGCGTTCAAGCTGGACTGATGCTACATTACAAACAGCTATCCAAACTGGTTCAGGTCAGTGGACAGCAGCAACCAGTGGCAACATTGGTGCTACAAGTAACGTTACTGTTGGTACATTAACAGCAGTTACAAGTACTGGTGGTTTGAAATTAGCGTAATAGCTGGATATTTTAACCGTTATAACAAAAAAGCACTTCGGTGCTTTTTTTGTGGCCGCAAATCTCAGCGTTAATAAGTACTTGTATGCAAACACAACTGGAATACTTTACAGGATTTACCTTGGTAGATATCACAGCCACAGGAGAAACTCGCGGGTATGATCAACACCGTCGTGATCAACAACGTAATTGGGAAACAGTGCTACAGGTGATTGGCCTCAGAGCACAGCCGGTGGAACTGATAGAACCCGAGTCTGTCATAGTACCCATGGAATACGTTGAATTTGGAGAATTTTTCTCCGGTGAACATCGTGTGTGGTCCTGGTTATTTGCCATTGAACATGCCACTGCTTTTGCAAAATACAATAGCCCCACAGCACTGCTTGAAGAATTGTTTGAACAAGTTCCGGTGGTGTCGGGTCTAGACGAAACTGCAAGATTCATGCTGCCAATCTTTTATCCTCATGGCGGAATCAAAAACATTTACTTTAAATCTGGCTACCGTAACATAAATATATATTGATGTTATGGCACCATTAAGGCTCACTATCAAGGCACACACAGGCACTATCAACGCATCGCTTAACCTGAAGAAAGCGAAGAGACACTTATGTCCTCAACTGGTATAGAAAAAAAGAGCCTTGAAGCCCATGTAGAACTATGTGCTGAAAGGTATAGCAACTTGGATACAAAACTTTCCAATCTTGAAACACGCATGGATAAATTAGAAGGTCATATAGTGGATATCAAAGACAGTATCCGCAGTGGCAACAATGAAAGTAATAAAACTATTATCACCATTGGAACCAGTGTTTTTGGTATACTGCTCACTGCTATATTGGGTGTACTGATCCACTCGGCATTTAAATAATTTATGCGTATAGTAGAACTCTTAAATAACATTAGTCTACCTATAACCAACGAGGAGGCAGAGTTGTTAGATCAATTTGCAGATACAGAAACATTACATAAATCTGCATTGGATCCAAGACAACAATTAATTGCCAACAGTTTGGTCAACAAAGATGTGTTATTGAGAATTCAAGAAAATGGACGTATTACCTATCGAAAACCAAGAAGTCAAGCCCACAAAACAACAAGTTGATCAGGCTATTGCGGCTGCCGCACAATACATATCCGCATGGACACAACGAGAATTTTCCCGCTTAAACAACAATAAAAACGTACCACTGATATGGCCCTTGCCTCAAGGTGGCTATCAAATTGGTGGTTTTCACGTGGTCCCCCAATTGGGATATTGGGAATTGACCACAAGAAATCAAGATAGAATACATGTGTTTGACAGCAAGCAATCGGCTATTTTTTATTGTTTATGTGAACATGTGAGACTTGGCAGTATAGCTGCAAGAATACGAGATGCCGACACTGACGTGTTGAGATTAAAAAACGATGTCACGCACTATGAAGCCAGTCTAGACCGTGCAAGAAAAAACTCCCGGCTGGATGGCATAAGTATATGGAGTGCCAGGCTAGCAGATGCAAGATTAAGATTGCAAATATCGCAAACAGAGTTAAATAAACATATTCTGCAAGCCAAAAACTTAAAAATTTGGCAACAATAAAAGAATGAAAGATTTACACTAACCGACTAAATACTACATAAGTTTGGGAAAAAATAAACCATGAAATTATCAGAAATGAGCAACCAGCCAAGAGCTAAACGAATTAATCAAGTAGTTGAAAGCAGATTTGGCTTCAAAATTGACTACGACAGTTTAACATTTACAAAAGCCTATCGATTGGCCACCGGCATCACAGAGAGCTTGAATGCTGTCAAGCGTACACACGGTGTACACACAGCTGAAAAGAATCCCAAATACATGGAACTGTTGATGGTTCGTGAAAGTTTAAATCGCTGGATGGTGGAAAATCGCCATGTACTGTTGCGTGAAAGCGAAATGGCCAAGGCCGAAGCTACATTAGCTGCCAAAGACATGGTTGACTCGATACAGGACATGTTGGAAAAAATTGGTAAAATGCAAAACGAGCAGTTACCGGCCTTGGTAGATACAATTCGTGATCAAATTGGCGAACAGCAGGCCGAAAGTTTCAAAGGCACAGTTACTCCTTTGTTACAACAATTATGGCAACAACTCAGCACTGGTCGTGAACAGGCCGACGGTGCTGCCCGTGCATTGACTGGCGAAGCTGCTCCGGACATGAGCATGGGTGGTATGGACACTGGTATGGGTGCCCCGGCTCCTGACTCGGGTATGGCTCCTGCTCCAGAAGCTCCGGCTCCAGAGGGCGATGGATTTGATGGCACTGATGCAGCAGTTGGTGGACCAGAAGAACTTGGCAGAGAAAAGCGTTAATGCGATTTACAGAATTTGCCCGTCGATTAAATGAAGATGGCCTAGCCGGTTTTGTTGAAGATGACGCCGACCATGCGGCCAATGATGCATTGATTGACACACTGAGAGAATTACAGTACAGCAGTGATCATGCCACAGTGCCAAAAATATCTGTGGAAGCACTGATCAACCTGGTACGCAGTAAACCTGGCGCAGAAGCATTCACATTGGAAACACTGCAAAAAGCCAAACAACACAACGAAGCAGTAAAAAGCATTGTTGCCAATATCAAAGACGATGAAAATGGGCAAAAGTATGTTTTCATCAATCCTGTTGACAGCGATGTTGAGGTACCTGGTGAAGAGGGTGAAGCTGTTAAAACAGCACCTGAAAAAACAGTATCCAGTATGGCCAACCGTGCTCTAGGCAAACGCGGTTAATTCTGTTATAATCAAGCAGTACACTACCCCGGAGAACCAACATCATGAAGGTTAAAAAAATAGCCAAAAAGTTGCTTCAAGCCTGCTTTGATCACAACAAAGCCAAGGAAAAAGAACTTTGGCTCAAAGCTCTCAAAAAGTCCTTAAAACACAAACACACAGAAGGTATTCAATAATGGCATATTCACCACAGTTGCTGGATCATTACGAAAATCCAAGAAATGTTGGCTCACTTGATAAAAATGACCCTGCAGTGGGAACAGGACTCACTGGAGCTCCTGCATGTGGTGATGTAATGCGTCTACAGATTCGAGTAATAGATGGCATCATTACAGATGCAAAGTTCAAGACCTATGGTTGTGGTTCAGCCATTGCGTCAAGCAGTCTGGTTACAGAATGGGTCAAAGGTAAAACTTTAGATCAGGCCTTGGAGATAGACAACGCACAAATTGCCCAAGAGTTGGCATTGCCACCAGTCAAGATTCATTGTTCGATTTTGGCTGAAGATTCCATAAGAGCCGCAATAGCAGACTATAAAAACAAACAATGATACATGTTACACCCCGAGCCGCTAGTAAGATTGCCACCAATCTTGATCGCAGAGGTCAAGGCATAGGTATAAGACTTGGAGTAAGAACCACAGGTTGTTCAGGACTGGCCTATGTGTTGGAATATGTAGACGCCACCTTGCCCGCTGATTTAATATTTGAGTCTGACGGTTTTAAAATTGTGTTGGATCCACGAGATCTTCCGATACTAGATGGGCTATTAGTAGACTATGTACGTCAAGGTTTAAATGAAGGTTTTGAATTCAATAATCCTCAAGAACGTGACCGTTGCGGTTGCGGGGAAAGTTTTAGAGTATAAATGCACTAACCGAATTGGTTGACTAATTGTTGTAATCTGGTTTGCAAACTTTGACTGTACAACAGGTCTCTGTTGTGTTGTATCGCGGCCTGTACTTGAACATAGTCCTGTTGAATTTCTTCAATGGACCTAGAGAGAAATCTTACAATTTCCTTGGCCACCATTTCTAACCGAAGATTATTTTCCAGCACGGTGTCGTAACTTTCATCAATAACCCCGTCAAATGTGCGATATCCCAAATGCCGTAGTAGTTCCAAACTACCTGCATGTCCAACAATGATAAACATTTGATTGTTGATAATGGCATTAAATGTTTTTTCTGTCACAAAACTGGCATTACTGTCACGTGGCAAATTAATAAAGTGTGTTTCTCCCACAATGTTTATGTAACTGTCTAAAAAAAGAGTTCTTGACAATGAACCAGCCCAATCACTGTGGTCCAGCTGTATAGGTAACACAGGATCACTTATCTGTTTGACATGTTCTAATTGATCTGCGGTAAATCCATGCATGGATTCAAATTCAGTTTGTAGACCCGGTCTACCTTGATAGCTCACAGTGCCTTGACCTAAGAGACCATGTTTCATCAATGTGCCTAATATATATTTTCTATGAGCAGCATCTTTGGCATTGATACACATGAATTTTTTAGATTTAACAGTATTGATCGGTTGTGGTCCTGGGATATCATTAACTGAAAATATGCTCTGCGATCGTATGTCAAACACTGGAAAAAATTTAATATCAAATTGATGTGGATATCGTTTGTTGATATTGAGCCGATGACTTCTACCAGTCAACAGTACTAATTTATATGGGGCAGAAGCCACAATACTACTGAGCTTTTCTATCCATGCCTGTTCCCACCAGCCCTGCTCCACAGCATGCCACAGTATCACCAACGTGTTGTGATCTAGTGCAGCGTCATGTAAAAAAGCGAATTCCTCATCAAAGTGGTTGACAGGGTCGTAGACACAGTGAATAAGTATGTTATACTTAGAGTTAATTTCAAGAACGGAAAAATCAAACTCAGATCTCTGCGAGTTTGACACAGTAATAACAGTGCCCATAACAATTATTTAACCAATGCTAATATCCCGATACAATTATGAACCCCTGAGCCGTGAAACCATAGATGGAAAAAGACACTACTGTTTACCCGACGGATCTAAAGTTGCCAGTGTAACATCAATCTTGGATCGAACAAAAAGTCAAGAAAGTCGTGATGCACTGGATCGCTGGAGACGAAGCATAGGTGTGGAACGTGCCCAACAAATCACCACAGAGGCTGCCAATAGGGGCACAAGGATGCACACCTATCTAGAACACTATGTCAAAACCGGAGACATGCGTGACCCGCCCACCAATCCTTTTGCCATGCCCAGCTGGCTAATGGCAGCACAGGTAATCCTAGACGGATTTGCCGCCATCAATGAAGTATGGGGAGTGGAAGTACCGGTGTACTACAGTGGATTATATGCCGGCACAACTGACTCAGTGGGAGTGCATGGTGGTGAGCCTGCCATTATGGATTACAAACAAAGCAACAAACTTAAAAAACGTGAGTATATTGACGACTATTTTATACAATTAACGGCCTATGCTCAAGCTCACAATGCAACACACGGAACCAACATTCGTAAAGGTGTTGTTATGATGTGTGTGCAACCAAAAGAAATTACACCAGGTGTGTACAATACCCCAGTTTATCAAGAATTTGTACTGGAAGGTGCAGAATTTGATCACTATGCTGATCAATGGAACAAGAGAGTTGAGCTATATTATCTCACAAACTAAATACTAGATACAACTAGGAATATTTAAGTATGGCAATAACTCAAATAAGTCGCATTCAGATACGCAGGGGACTCAGTCAAGACCTCCCAACTTTAAGTTCAGGCGAATTTGGTTGGAGTACCGACACAAATGAATTATGGATCGGCAACGGAACTGCCAGCGAAGGAGCCCCGCTTCCCGGTGGACGAACACAAATAATGACCACTGGCGGGTCAGCCAACATTGCCGCCATACAAAGTAACGTTGCAGGCTTACAAAGCAATGTAGCTTCAATCCAGGGACAACTTGGCTCCACAGTGTCTGTGGCATTATCTGCTGCGTCATCGGGTCAACTCACCACTGTTACCAGCAACAATGCCACAATTAATTATACCTTGACACAGGGCAGTGTGCAACGCTCGGGTGCTATTCATTTATCAAGACTTGCATCAGGCAGTACCATTGCCTACGATGAAGATTATAACCAAACTGCTGCTACGGATATTGTATTTTCAGCCAATGCCAATTCCACTCAAGCCAACCTGTATTATACCACAACCACAGCAACAAACATGCTGTATCAAATAAACACTGTACGATAATTCATGTGGAAATTACCAGCCAGTGAGCGGACTGCTCATTGGAAAGCATTCAGAAAAACTCTAGACGCCTTGCCTGTGGATCAGGCACTGCAAAGTGTGAGTGATTTTTGGCACAGTTGTCCTTTTTGTCCTTTTTATTTGGACCCAGACTACCCCGATGCTTGGCCCACGCCTTGGGAGTTGATTGCGGAAAATTACTACTGTGATCTTGCTCGAGCGGCTGGAATGTTGTATACTATATACTTTACGCAACACGGATCTGATTTGCAATCAGAAATACAGGTATATAATGATGTCAACACACAACACACTTACAATTTAGTCGTTTTGGATCAAGGGAAATATGTGCTTAATTTCCAGGATGGCAAAGTAGTAAATATTGTTTCAATAAATAAAAATCTAACACACATTAAAACTTACAGCAGTACGGATTTAAAATTACAAGAATATTAGAGGATTCAATGACACAAATTCAAGTCACAAAAAGAAGCGGCGCACGAGAACCGTTGGCAGTAGAAAAGTGGCAAGCACAAATTACTAAAATATGCACTGGCATTGCTGATGTCAGTCAGAGTATGATAGAAATTAAAAGTCAACCGCACTTTTATGATGGCATTACAACACAAGAAATTGACGGAATTACATTACGAGCCATAGTGGATCTGATTGATGTAGAATCAAACCCAGATGTCGGACATGTCAACTATCAATACGTGGCAGGCAAACAGCGACTCAGCATGCTACGTAAAGATGTATATGGCAGTTATGCAGTGCCTCATTTATATGAAATTGTAAAAACAAATGTTGCCACAGGTTTATACACCAGTGAACTGCTGGAATGGTACACCGAAGACGACTGGAATAGAATGAACGACATGCTGGATCACGATCGAGATGAACAGTACAGCTATGCGGCTATTGAGCAGTTGATTGAGAAGTATCTTGTTAAAAATCGTACAACACGACAAACATACGAAACTCCGCAGATTAGATACATGATTGCTGCAGCCACAGTGTTCCATAGAGAAGAACCCAACTCGGCACGTATGCGTTATATCAAAGAATATTACAACTGTGCCAGTGATGGTTTATTTACTCTAGCCACTCCAGTGCTGGCCGGCTTGGGTACTCCTACAAAACAATTTAGTTCATGTGTGTTGATCAAGGCCGACGATGATCTTGACAGCATATTTGCATCGGGCGAAATGATGGCCAAGTATGCCAGTAAACGTGCCGGCATTGGTTTGGAAATTGGTCGCTTGCGTCCCTTGGGTTCGCCCATACGTGGTGGAGAAATCATGCACACAGGTATGATACCTTTTTTGAAAAAGTGGTTTGGCGACCTGCGTAGTTGCAGTCAAGGTGGTATTCGCAATGCAAGTGCCACAGTGTTCTATCCCATATGGCATCATCAGTTTGATGATTTAATTGTATTAAAAAACAATCAAGGCACAGAAGAAACTCGAGTCCGACACATGGATTATGGTGTTGTGTTGAGTGCTTTCTTTTGGAGACGTTTTAAAAACAAAGAAGACATTACATTCTTTGATCCCAATGAAGTGCCTGACTTGTACGAAGCTTTTTATAAAAACACAGAACAGTTTGAAAAACTGTATGTCAAGTACGAAAAGCGTCAAGACCTGCGTACCAAGACCATGAGTGCCGAAGAAGTATTCAAGTCAGGCATACTGAAAGAACGCACAGATACCGGACGTATCTATCTTGTGTTCATTGACAATGTCATGAATCAAGGTCCATTTGATCCTGAGTATCATACAATCTATCAAAGTAACTTGTGTTGCGAAATTCTATTGCCCACCAAACCTTTTAAGAGATTAGATGACGACACCGGCAGAATTGCCTTGTGTACTCTGGGTTCAATCAACTGGGGTGCGTTCCGTAATCCCGAAGACATGCGCCGTGCTTGTCGTATCCTACAACGTAGCCTATGCAACATACTTGACTATCAAGACTTTTTAAGTATACAAAGCCGACTCAGCAATGACGAAATATCGCCCTTGGGCATTGGCGTCACCAACTTGGCTTACTGGCATGCCAAACGCAGTTACCGATACGGCGAGCAGGATGCCCTACAAGATGTTAAAACATGGATGGAACACCAAGCATTTTATCTAACAGAAGCCACTGTGGAACTGGCTAGAGAACGTGGTGCTTGCCTGCACAGTGAACACACTCGTTATGGTCAAGGTGTATTTCCGTGGGAATTAAGAGCCCGAGGTGTAAATGACCTGGCAGACTTTGCCCCTGAACTGGATTGGGAAACACTGAGAACCAACATGCGCCAGTGGGGTGTGCGTAATGCCACCCTAATGGCAGTGGCACCTGTAGAATCAAGCAGTGTTGTAATCAATAGTACCAACGGTATTGAAATGCCCATGAGTTTAATCTCAGTCAAGGAAAGCAAAGCAGGATCGTTCGTACAAGTAGTCCCTGAATATCACAAGTTAAAGAACCGGTATCAGCTCATGTGGGAACAGAAAGACTGTGATGGTTATTTAAAAACAGCGGCAGTGATTGCAGCCTATGTGGATCAAAGTATCAGTACAAATACTTTTTATAATCCTGCACATTTTGCAGATCGTAAAGTACCAACCACACTGATTGCCAAAAATCTCATGCAGGCACACGCCTGGGGCCTAAAAACTTTTTATTATAGCCTCGTGAATAAAGCAGGTAGTAAAGCAGAAGCAGAAGAAACACCCCCAATGCTAGAACCGATTGACTTTGATGGTGAAGAATCCTGCGAGGCCTGTAAATTATGAAAAAATTAATAATATCAATTTGGATCAGTTTAATGATTGGCGTGGCAACAGTAATGTTTTTATACGGTCAAGAAAAAGCCGCACGACCTGCTCCCATAGAATTAAAGGTAAACGTAGATACTCCGATTGCAAAAATCGACATAGAAGCCGATAATAACGTAGAATGGCAATTGATTGCAAAGGTACTAACACTCGTTCTAGTTACATACGGCGGGATTAAACTTATTAACAAGAGAATACAATGAGCAAAGAACAATACAATTTACGAACACCAACCAACTACACCAGTCGCAAGATGTTTCTTGACCCAGCTGGTCCTGTGACCATACAGAGATTTGAAGAAGTACGCTATCCTAAGATTGCTGACTTTGAAGCCACTGCCAGAGGATTCTTTTGGCAACCAGAAGAAATTAGCCTAACTAAAGATAGCAATGACTTTAAAGATGCCAGTGATGCAGTCAAGCATATTTTTACCAGCAACTTGTTGAGACAGACAGCACTAGACAGCCTACAGGGTCGCGGCCCAACACAGGTGTTTACTCCGGTGTGTAGCCTACCTGAAGTTGAAGCCTTGATGTACAACTGGGGATTTTTTGAAACCAATATTCATTCAAAAAGTTACAGTCACATCATACGCAACATCTACAATGTACCCAAGGATGTGTTTAATACCATACACGACACTGAAGAAATCATTGACATGGCCGCAACCGTTGGCAACTACTACGATGAACTGCATAAACTAAATTGCCTAAAAGAATCTGGAACAGCAGTGGATGAACAACAACACATTCGTGCCGTTTGGTTGGCACTGAATGCCAGTTACGCACTGGAAGCCCTACGCTTTATGGTTTCATTTGCCACCAGTTTGGCCATGGTGGAAAATAAAATCTTTATTGGCAATGGCAACATCATCAGCTTGATACTACAGGACGAACTGTTGCACAAGGGCTGGACAGCCTATTTAATCAATCAAGTGACAAAAGAAGACTCTCGTTTTGCAGAAGCCAAGGCCGCCTGTGAAGCAGAAGTATATGCCATGTATGCCGATGTGATACGTGAAGAAAAGGCCTGGGCCGAATATCTGTTTAAAAAGGGTCCTGTGATTGGACTCAATGCCAATATACTTAAGGATTTTGTGGATTACACTGCTGCGGCAGCATTGAAGGATATCGGCATCAAATACCAGCAGGTCGCACCCAAATCGACTCCAATTCCATGGTTTAACAAGCACACAGACACCAGTAAAAAACAAACAGCACTGCAGGAGTCTGAATCAACAAACTATGTAATCGGCATCATGTCCGATTCTATTGACTATGCAGAATTGCCTAATTTATAATACACTATGATAAATTTATACACAGTGGGTTGCAGTTTTACCTATGCTCAACAGCGTGGTTGGCCACACCTGTTGGCCAACAGTATGCAGGACGACTTTGGGCAAGAAGTAAAGTTACAAAACAACGGCATGCCCGGTGCCGGTAATGGTTACATTGGCAACAAATTAATTTTAGACAGTTACATGCGGACGTCACCGTCGTTGGCCATCATCATGTGGTCGGGGTTGACCCGCAAGGATGTGTCGGTGGATCACGAAGATCAAACTGTTATGTCGGCATTGGATGGTTATGGATTCATACGTTGGTCCGGACATCAAACCAGTTATATACTCAGTGGAGGCGTCAACGGCAGTTGGCAACATCATCCAGCCACTAGAGAAATATTTGATCCTTTGTACAAGTACAGCAACGAACGTAGCATGGCTCAAGATACGTTGCTATCTATTCTTAGTTTACAAAATTATTTAAAACAAAAGAATATACCTTACATCATGAGTAGTTATGTAAACTACTGGACCCAAGAAAAACAAGTGGCACAATTGGATTTTGGAATTGGACAATTTACAGATTTAAAATATCTAGTGGATCAAATTGACTTTGATTCGTGGGTATTTACCAACAGTCGTCAAGATGGTATTTACGAACTGGCCTGTGCCCGAAATGATCTAGAAGGTGATGGATTCCATCCGGGATTTGATACTCATGCGGTGTGGGCCGATATGTTACTGGCACATATAAAAAATAAAAATTTACTAAACCAATAGGAAAACTATGATAACAATTTACTCAAAAAACCACTGTCCACAGTGTCAGCAAGCAAAACAATTATTGGATGCACACAACATCACCTATACCGAAGTCAAGTGTGACGAGGAACCTGCGGCCAGAGAATTCATGCTGAGCGAAGGACACAGAAGTGTTCCACAAATTTACCAGGATGGACAATTACTGATACCCGGTGGATTACAGGGACTACAATCGCAATCACCAGAATTTTTTCAATCATTAAAAGGATAACATGTTAATTTCAAGAAATACTATCTCTATTGATATTGCAAGTCTCAAGTTGACCAATGGCGAGGAAGTAGTTGCTCGAATTAGGGAAATCACCGACAGTGTTTATGTAGTAAGTAAACCTTGCGTAGTGGTGCCCAGTCAGCAAGGTGTCATGTTGGTGCCCATGCACATGGCGTCTATGTTCAGCATTGACCCGGAGTCTAACATAGAAATAAGCCGTCAGCACGTTATGATACTGGCTCCCACAGTGGATCAAATGGAAAATCACTACATCAAAGCCACAACCGGGATTGAACCAGTCACACGTGGTGGGATCGTAATCTAATGAGTAAACAACCAGCACTCAAAGACGACAAGGATGACAAAAACAAAGCCATCGTTGATCAAGTCAGTGCTGGCGTGACCATCAACGGTAAACCCGTTGCACTCAAGGGCAGTCGGCTGGAAGATGGCAAAATCATACAAAGCGAGCTCAGCGAAGGGGTAACCATCAACGGTAAACCCGTTGCTCTCAAAGGCAGTAAAACAGATAAAAACACCACCATCACTGTGATGTCTAGCAGTGGTGTCACTATCAATTAAAATAACAGCAGTTAATCAAAAAGATTAAATATACACATAAAGGTATATTTCTATGGCACTGACCCCAACAAATTTAATTGCAGTAACCGGCATCATGTCGGGAGATGGTTTTGGTATCAATACAGACATGACCTCGGCTATCTCTGGATTAAACAGTAATCCCATGATTTCAGGATTTTCAGCATTGACTCCTTACACTTCAGGGGCCAATACTGTTCCGGGACTCAGTGCCACACTGGCCAGTCTTCCCTCGTTCCTGGGCAACTCCAGCACCACCGGCGCCAGTGTGCTGACACAGGCACAAGGTATACTGCCCGGCGCCGGAACACTCATGGGCAACAAAAATTTCCTTGACACATTTGGCAGTGCCAGTGTGTTTGGATCGGCCGCAGCCGAATATTCAGCGGCACTGCAAGAGTTCAGCGGTAAAAGTTTTGGAGACCTTGGCATTGGCATCAACAATTACACTGGCATGTTGACCAGCGGAGTTGGAGCCATTATGCCTTCACTGCAAACTGGAATCTCAGGAGTGGCCGCAGCGGCCAAAAACAGCACTTTGGGTACAATCAGTCCAGCCACTGCATTGGCCGCTGTGAATCCATCTGCGGCTGCTAGTAGTTTTGTTGGTGACGGTCTTAAAAGTGTGGGCAGTGGCCTGCAAAATTTTGGCACCTTGTTTGATTTTAAAAATCTAGGTAAAATAGCCAGCAGTCGTAGTCTAGTGGCCAGCCTGCAGGAGAAAGGACTGGCAGATCGTTACGGCATCAATGACGCAATTTCAGCACAGGGATATGATCCCATGGATTTAACTTCCGTTCCTGAATCTGTGTTGACAGCATCGTTGGCTCTGGTGCAAGGCGACGATCTTAAAAAAATACAAGAAGCCACAGGAGTAAAACTGGTACAGTCGGTGCAAAATTTAAGCCAGCTGTTGCAAGTAGAAAAATTCCTACCACCACAGGCCTTGGCCGCCATGGGCATAGCCAATGCTGGTATTGCCGGACTGGGACAATTGGGCAACACGTTGATTAATCTTGGAGTACAGGCCGACAATTTTAAAATGGGCGATTTCATTGCCGGTATTGAAACCAAAAGTCTACAGTATCTTGAAAGTCTTACAGCATTGATTCCCACCAGCGTCAACACAGCCCTGGCCCCATTCTTGGGCACGGGTTCGGGACCATTTGGCAATCCCACCCTGGGCGACATGATTGGATCTGTGGCCGGCATCACACACACGGATGCATTTAAAAATATCAACGCCAGTGTGGCTGCAGTGCAAAACAGTTCCTATGGGCAAGATGTACAGGCCAAAACTGTGTTGTTAAATGCAGCCATTGCCGCCAGTGGCAGTCCTGGTACTGATCCAGCAGTGGCCACAGCCCGGGCCAACCTTGACACTGCCATAGCCTCACTCAACAGTCAGGCCTTGGTAAACACAGCCTTACAGTCGGCATATGATGTGGGTAACCAAGCCACAGCAGGAGCCTTGAGTAAACTGTCAACTGAAGTCAGCAACTTGTCATTGGCCGGTAAGACACTGTCAACATCAGTAGTCAATCTTGGCAACAGTGTAATGCCATTTTTAAGTTTTGGTACCAGTCTAGGCTCAATGGGAGTTGACACCTTACAAGTGGGCTACAATAAACTATTGGCCGGCACAGCCACTGCCAGTCTCACTGGTGACGCCATACAGGCCAGCTTGATGGAAGGTCGTAACATTGCCAGAAGTTCCAAGGTTGGTAAACCAGTGGCAAGTCAAGCCAATGCCACACAGGCCCTGGCAGATGCCAACACCAGCCAGCTACCTGTTTTGCAGGCCGCAACAGCATCAGCACAGGCCGCAGTGGACCAAGCCACACAGCGGGGCGATGCCACAGCCATTCAAACTGCTGTCACCAACTTGACGTCTGCACAACAGGCCCTGGCAGATGCCCGCCGTGCCATAGGTGATTCGTTGGCGTAATATCTCCATATTACCTTGCTCGAACCCAAAAAACCACGTATAATATACTGTTATAATCAGTTATAGTAGTCTATTACTCTGATTTTAAAAAGTTATATAAACATACGCCCTTTAAAAGGCGACAACCAAAGGAGGACTTTATGAGAACGATAGCAAATATCATCGTTGCAGTATTAGCCCTGACCGTAATGGCACTCGGTCATGCAGAAGAAATAGAAGCAAAAGAAATAACAGTGGCAAGCAGTTTCATCAATCAAGGACGCGATCAAATTGAATCTCTAGTCCGCACATTGACCCAGCCCTGGGTCACATTTCCAATAACCGCACAAGATGAAGAATGTTTAACTAGAAACATTTATTTTGAAGCCGGCGCTGAAAGTGAAGAAGGCAAAGTGGCAGTGGGCATAGTTACTATCAATCGTGTACACGATGGCAGATTTGGTAAAACAATCTGTGCAGTGGTAAAACAACGCACAGTAACAGTTCGCAGCACAGTGATTAAAGAAACAGAAATAGTACATGTGGGATGGTTTGGCAGACCTGAATCGATTACAAAAACTCACACAGTGATCAACCATGTACCGGTGTGCCAGTTTTCGTGGGTGTGTGCATTTGTACGAGTACCACGTGCAACAAATCCAGCCTGGGAAGAAAGCCGCCGTGTGGCCCGAGAGTTGTTAAATAACGGTTACGAAGATTATAGACTTAAATATAACAATGCACTGTACTTTCACAGCAATGGGTTAAGACCGGTATGGAGCAACACCATGACATGGATTGCTAGAATTGGTGGACACACATTTTACACTGATAGACACTAATGAACTATTTTCAACTGTTGGATCGACTGGAAGCACTGTATGATACAAACAAAGGCCGCGAGTTCACTCCAGCGGCCATAACACGATTGATCGAACGAAACGTCCCTTACCGGGACGTTGTTTTTTTAACAAACCTAACCATCAACTGTGCCTTGAATTCCATCACAGTGTCGGGCTTGTACGACTACGGCGATGACCAATGGGGATACCGTCCGATAGAAATTGAGTTGGCCTATTTTAAAAAGAAAAAACATTTTGTCATGGGCGGGTCCTTGACTCGCACTCGATGGAATCAATTGTGCTTTGATGTGGCCTCGGTACTGGGACACGAGTATGTACACCTGCATCAACACCGCGACAGAGATTTTCGTCCTGGTAAAAGTTTTCGCAGTACCTGTCAAGACAGTGATGCCCGGGATCTACAAGAGTATCTCGGACACGGAGACGAAGTTGATGCCTACGCATTTACCATAGCAGCCGAACAAGCCCATGTGTTAAGATCAGGAAAAAGTCTTGCATTAGACTCCACTGTTATGTATACTAATTACTGTGATGCATTCGGTACACATCATTCTATAGTAAGTAAATTAAAAAAACAAAGTGTTAAATATTATAAGATACTCGAGGGTCAATACAATGAGCAAAACAGCACAGCAGGACGTCAATCAAGATGATGTATACGACACCGAAATTTCAGACGACGACTACGGTTTTATACTAGGACCCGACGGTGAACTAAAGTCTGTATTCTTACCAGAAAGCGTACCTTTCAAAACTCCAAAAAACATTGCTAGAATTTTAAAAGTATTTGGTATCACTGACATCAGCAATGTTTACAACGATCAAACTCTACATTAATTGCGGTTGACCCATAATTGCCCATTTGTTATAATACTAGTATTGTAACAATTTGGGAGTTGATATGATATTATGGTGCGTGGTAGAAGGTGACGAAACAGAATACACTTCTCGTTACGAAGTAGTCAAAGCATTTGCTAGCGAATTCAAGGCCAAGAATGAATTAAAAGTTCTTGAGGCTTTGAACAAAGACGACGGCGGGTGTTGCTGGTACGATGTCGTGGAATTAGTAGTTGACATGGAATTAGTAGTTGATGCGGAGGAATAACATGGCCTATACTGTTTTCCAACACGATGCCAAATGGCAACCACGCAAAGATTTAGAAGGTCCGTTTCATTATCCCAGTGGTGCTGTGCTATACTACGACCCCAAAGCTGGCGAGTATTACGACCCCACTACCGATTTTTATGTCAGCAATGAAGATGTTGCTGTTTTACAACAACAAATTTTTGACCGTATCACAGGAGGTTGTTAATGTACGCATTGATCTTTATCGCAGTGACAGTAGGCAGTAATCCAGCCCTGCTGGGCACATATCCCACAAAATCTGCCTGTGAATCTGCTGTTCGAGCAATTTACACAGCAAAAACCATCCCTCCGGGTGTTGCAACAACGCCACAATTGACGCAAGTAGTTGATATTCAACTAAAATATCAGCGTGATTACCAGTGTTTGCCTGTGGATCGCAATTGACAGTTTGGTTGACCCAGAATTCCGTATCGTTTATAATAGTTGTATAGTTAAACAAAAGGAGCTGATGATGATAGATGCAAAATACAAATCACAATTTTACATTGACGAAACCAATTCAGCAACAGGTGCAGTGATTCGCTGGAACAGTAACGATAGAATCCCGTTTGAAGACATGTTGCAGAATTTTGTGGATGCTGGTTGGATCACTGCTCAAGAACTACGCAACAGTGTTGAACAACGTGTAGAGGAAGACCGTGTTGCAATTGAACAGTATCGCAAAAATCGTCGAGCACCAAGTGCAGAAGAATTATTTGAAATGCGGGCGGCTTTTGGAGCCGGAGCCCGAGTGGTGGATGTTTTAACTGGTGAAGAATATACAGTATGAGCGACGGTGCCAATCGATTCATACTGAGTTGGGACTGCATGGGCATCGAGTCAGTGCTCAATGTCACTCATGTTGAACAAGAAAGCATATGGGGCATATTGCAAGATAAAACTCCCGGCCACTCAGTTCAAAGAATAATGTGGGGCTTGATGGCACGGGCTCGTGCCAATGAACACCGCAATTACGAAATCTACTTCTTAGATGTGGAATCGGGTATTACTGAAGAAGATGTTAAAGAAATGTTTCATAACGACCCGCAGGGCTCGGCCGAGCTGGTTCGACACCGCGGTATTAAAATTTACAGCAACAGACTGGGACAAGAGCAAAGGGTAATAGTATAATGGAAGAAAATAAACGATACAATGTATTGCGTATGACACTGACCCGAGATCAA